TATCTAGCCGGTCAACGCTCGGTGGTCGAGTGGTATAATAAACGTATTAGTAAAGACGATGGCTAGAAGAAAGAAGACGTATTCTAGAGCCCAGAAGATGGCTAAGAAACGAATAGGAACTGGAACTGCTAAGAAACCAAACAGAAGTATCAAGTCTATCAAAGCTGCTAACCAAAAAAGCATGAGAGATGCAGCCTCAGCTCGTCATAAAAAATTTAAACAAACCAGAGTACAAACCTTTGGTGGTAAGAAGACTAGCTTTAGTAAGTCAGAACAGAAACGAATCACAGATGCAAACTACAGTGTCAGCGGATACTCAAAAGCTAAACCAAATGAAGGTAAACCAGCATCTGCAAAAAGCTCACCTAGATTTAACGCACCCGACACCACTCTGTTAGCAAGTGAAAGAAGAATAAATCCCTTCAACATCTTTCAAACACAAGATGCTATAAAAGAAGGTGACGCAGCACGAGAAGGTGTAAGGCCAAAGGTAGATAATCCCGGATTCTTAGATCGTATTTTAAATAAAAACTCTGAAACTCAGAGAATGATTAATGAGTTAGGATCTCTTACAACTCCAACCTTTGGACTGACTGCATCAACAAGTCCTATGGCTATCCGGACCTACGGTACTGGTGGTGTAACAGAAGATGCAAGTTCAGCATCAGGATATTCTAGAGACGGTGACCCACTTACTAAGACTGAAGCTATGAGTACTTTTGGTATAGGAGGTTTAAATCTAGATAATGTTGGAGGAACAGAACGAGCATTACCAACAGGTAATCCAGACGTAATGAGTTCTGACGGTACATTTAATAGACCCGGACCGACTCCAGAGGACACACCAGAGTCTGACTACACATCTTATCAGCCCGGTAGTTTCTACAACCAGTCTGATACTAATATGAATCCGACTAACTTCTTACGCAGTACACGTAATCTAATCACATCACCAGCTCGTATGTTAGGTATCAACAATCGTTTTACTAACATGTTAATACCAAAGAGTGATGAAGCGATACAAGATGCAAGAGATAACCGTGGACCAGCACCTACTCTGACTAAACCAAAGAGTAGAGGTGCTAGAATAACACAGCCAACTGTACAAGAAGAGTTTTTACTACCAGTAGAACAGCCAGTACAAACAGCATCTACTACAGGTACAACACAAACAGGTGTAGATCCTAACAGACTATTACAGATACAACAACAAGCTTATAAACAAGCATATAATCCTATGAGTATAGGAGGATTTAATCCACAGTTTAGATTTGCCTCTAGAACTCCTAGCATAGACTACTCAACATATTTTAATTACAGCTAATGACAGCAAAATCTAGGTATGATAATTTATCCAGTGATCGTTCCCAGTTTTTGACCGAAGCAGAAGACGCAACCAAACTTACACTACCATATCTTATTCGTGGTCACGAAGAGTACTCGAAAGGTATGAAACAACTGAAGACACCTTGGCAGTCCGTGGGGGCTAAAGGAGTTGTAGCGTTAGCATCAAAGCTATCTCTATCGCTCGTACCTCCACAGACCAGCTTCTTTAAGCTACAGCTAGATGAGTCTCAGTTAGGAGAACAGTTTGAACCGCAAGTAAAATCAGAACTTGACTTATCATTTGCAAAGATAGAACGCACCATCCTTGATGCAATCGCTGCATCAGATGATCGTGTAGTAATACACCAAGCATTACAACATCTAGTTGTAGGTGGTAATGCACTTATCTTTATGAGCAAGACAGGTCTGAAGTTATATCCTCTTAATCGCTTCGTAATAGAACGAGACGGCAACGGCGATGTGATCGAAATTGTCACAAAAGAAAGAATCAATAAGGATCTAATTCCTAACTATGAAGATCTAGCACCAGACAAGATGAACTATGATCTAGTAGACGAAGATCCAGAAGACGAAGAGTGTGACGTATACACTCACGTAAGACGAGACAACAACCGATTTGTATGGTACCAAGAAGTACACGACAAACGTATACCGGGGTCACAAGGTAAGGCACCAGTAGATAGTACACCATGGCTACCACTACGATTTAACACAGTAGATGGTGAAGCATATGGTAGGGGTAGAGTAGGGCAGTTCATCGGAGATCTTAAGTCTCTTGAAGCATTGTCTCAAGCTATAGTAGAAGGTAGTGCAGCAGCCGCTAAGGTTGTATTTACTGTATCACCATCTAGTACTACCAAGCCTGCAACACTAGCACAAGCTGGTAACGGAGCTATCGTACAGGGTAGACCTGAGGACATTGGTGTTGTACAGGTAGGTAAGACAGCTGACTTCGCTACGGCGTTGCAGCATATGCAGACTCTAGAGAAGCGGTTGAACGAAGCGTTCCTGATACTGTCAGTTCGGCAGTCAGAACGTACAACAGCTGAAGAGGTGCGTATGACACAGATGGAACTAGAGCAACAGCTTGGTGGTCTTTTCGGATTGCTTACGGTTGAGTTCCTCGTTCCATACTTGAACAGAAAACTTAGCGTATTCCAGAAGACTGGAGATATACCACGTATACCTAAGGGTATGGTCAAGCCAATCATCGTGGCTGGTATAAATAGTCTAGGTAGAGGACAAGATGTACAAGCGTTGGGTAGTTTTTTACAGACTATTGCACAGACAATGGGACCAGAAGCTATTACAACATATATAAATCCAGAAGAAGTTATTAAGAGACTTGCAGCAGCACAGGGTATAGATGTATTAAATCTTGTGAAGAGTATGCAAGAAGTACAACAAGAACAACAGCAAGCTGCCGCAGCACAAGCTGAACAGTCTGCTATTGAAGGTACACCAGCTCTAATGAACTCACCTTTAATGGACCCAACTAAGAACCCTCAGCTATTACAACAGCAGGGGGCTCCACAAGAACAACCACCACAAGAATAATATGGAAGGAAACACACTAACTATGGAGTCTAAAGTTGAGACTACAACTCTTGACAATCTCTCAGCAGATGAGCAAGACTCCCTTAAAGTTGGCGAGCAGATGCAAGAGGCTCAAGACAATCTACTAGCAGGCAAGTACAAAAATGCTGAAGAGTTAGAGAAAGGTTATCTTGAGCTGCAACAAAAATTAAGCACCAACAAAGCAGAAGCTGAAGAAGCACCAGAAGAGCAGACAGAAGAGTCTGCTGAACCAAGTATACTAGATCGTATCTGGGAAGAGTCAACAAAGTCAGACGAGTTTAGCCCTGAGCTAACTGAAGAAATAAATAAGATGAGTTCTACTGAACTTGCTAACATGTACTTAGATTACAGACAGGCAAACGAAGAAGCTGAACCACAAGGAGCACGTGACTTTTCACAAGATGAGATACAACAGTTACAAGGTGTAGTTGGAGGAGAAAAGAACTACACTAACATGATAGACTGGGCACAAAAATCTCTTAACGAACAAGAGGTTAATATGTTTGATGCTGTCATGGCTAAAGGAGATCCTCTCGCTGCATTCTTTGCAGTTAGATCTCTGGCCTACGCATACAATGATGCGGTAGGATATGATGGTAACGTAGTACAAGGTAAAGCACCTAAGCAAAGTACAAAACAGTTCCGTAGTCAAGCAGAAGTTATCGAAGCTATGTCTGACCCACGCTATGAGAACGATTCAGCATATCGTCAAGATGTGATGGACAAACTAACTAACTCACCAAACGTAAACTTTTAGGAGAACAACATGCCCGGACATTATGGTAAGACAGGTACTAAAAAAAAGAAGATGAGCAAAGGCTTATCTAAACTACCTACAGCAGTACAAAAGAAAATCCTTAAAAAGAAAAAATAGTTATGGCTTACTCTGACGTAATGGATAAGTTAGGTCAGATTAAAATGACCAACATGAATCTGATAGCTCAAAGAATGGATCCTACTAAGACTCCAGAAACAGATCTATCAGGTTTTCAAGAACAAGGTGGGTACATCGACCAAGAGACAATAGATCAACTAGAGCAGTATGACAAAGATAAACAAACTAAACCAGTTGATGGTAAAGGTAAAGTAAACTTTAGAAAACTGATAGATCCAAATTATAAAGCTAATCGAAAGTTTCCACAAACTAAAGGTAACAATCGTTTCAAAGGTATGACTGACGATCAGATTAAAGAAGTAATAGCAAAAGAGGATGCTGAACGATTTAGAAAAGCTGAAGAAGAAAGACTTGACCAAGACCCTGAGCTAAACAAACAGCGAGAGGACATGCGTCAAGGTGACTATCTCGAAGACCCTGAGAATCCTTTTGATCTAAATACCTTGTTACAGATAGGTGGTGCAGTAGGTGGTCTGCTACCATTCATGGGTGGTAACATGCTAAGATACTTATTTGGTCCTAGAGCAATGGCATCTACACCTCAAGACGGACCCACACCTACTCGTCTTTTTTACAATGCTCCATACGCTAATCCTAAGATGTTTATAAAAGATAAACAGACTATAGATGATGCTAAAGAAAGGTTTAAATGGAACACAGGTATTAATTTGGCTAAATATCCTCATACACCACGAGGAGAGAAGATAACATTACCTAACGGAAAGATGATAGATTCTCCATTAAGATTTAGAACTGATGCTCAACGTGAGCAAGACATGAACGATTTGTTTAGAGGATTTAAGTACGATGGCACGTAAAAAAAGAGTCCGTAAAAGAAACGTCTCCCTTAGAATCGGCAAGCACAAGAGCCGTAAGGGAGGTCTCACAGCAGCCGGTAGAAAGAAGTATAACGCAGCTACTGACTCCA